CCAAAGAAGCCAGAGAATAAAACATCCCTGGCATTCATACTACAGAATAATATCCAATATCTCCTTAATCCTACCCTTCCCTAGAATCCTCCTACCTTTCCTTACTTCATAAAAGAAAACATAATATTTCTGAATCTCAATACACCATAACCGATCACCTCCCTCTAATAAAGGTTCTATTCTCATCATATCTCCCGGGTCAATCCAAATCTGATACCAAATACTATTACCTTCAGAACATCTTAAGATTCTCTTTTCACTATCTTCTCTTAATCTATCAATCCTTACCATACTCTTCCTTAATCCTTTCCAAATCCTTTAATGCTAATCTCAAAACCCTAATCCTATGAGGGATATACTTTTTATAGGGAGGGAACCAATACCCAAATACCCTATTATCAAATACTAAACTTAAAGGAATCTCAACCCATTGTATACCTTTAATGGTATGAAGTTTCCCATTACTTAAGAGATATTCATTAGAACAAAAATACGTACCATGCTCTAGAAGAAACCAGATATTGGTAATACCAAACCTTTCAGGTTTGAACCCAGGTTTAATTACCCAGTGCCAGAATCCATGATCCTGATTATCGAATATCTTACACATTCCCATAGGAGTTTCACTATGTCTTAGGAAATCAATTGCCTTGATTATCTCATGCTTCACCTTCTCATAGTTTTCGAATATCCTCATCTCTATGGTGAAGTTATTCTTTGCCTTTTCATCGATATTACTCATGATACTAATCCATATAAGAATATTATAAACCAAGCCACTAGGATAAAGATATAAGGGATTGCATACTTCTTAAATGGGTATCCCTCTATCCCATCATTGAGGGCATATATAAATACTATTGGCCATAGTAACATCATTAATGCTACTCCCAGTAATTTAAACCAAGTAAAGCCAAGGCATACTAGAGCATCAAAATTCATTGAGCTACCCTTATAATTACCGTGACTATCGAAGTGATAGTAGTTCTTAGGTTTTAATACTTGCTCAGATCCTAGGTATGGTGGTAGGTCCTTTTTAATGAACCTACCCTTGCTATCTCTTGCCCTTTCCCTTAGGAGTTTAGGGGCAGATAAATCTTCGTCGTAATCCTTAATCTTTGGCATTGTTTTTCTTTTTAAAGAATATTAGGTAAATAGGAAATAAAGGTAATACTAACCAGATGGTAAGAAATAATAGGTTGGGTCTGATCATCCTAATTTCTTGACATAACATCTTAGTTAAGATTATAGAGGGGATTAGGCATATCCCATAGATTATGCCTAATATTATCCAAGTACTATTCATTGAGCTTTTCAATTAATTTTTTAAGTTTCTTATCTAAGGTTATCACTTTCTCAAGGGTTTCATCATCCTTGTGTTTCCCGTTATCATCCAACCATTTTTTGATTGCCTCTAAGGATTTCTTGGATTGGTGATATGCAACAAAGGCATTGTACTTCTGTTCATTCTCTGTAGTACAAGGTAGGATTATTGCATTACCTTTTCCATCTAATCGAGTAAATTGACCCTCTAGATTTGTTGTTCTAGTAATTATTACCTTATTAGATAATATTGCAGTACCATTCTTTTTATCGATAGATACTACGTTTGCCTTTTCCATTAGGGTTTTGTCTTGGTAAATTACCGAGTTACCCTCTTTGAGTTTTACTATTTCTTTTTTCATATAAATAATGTATTTATTTTTGTTATACAAATATACTATTTTATTTTTAAATATCAATCATTATTGAATAAATTCTGCAAATCTTCTGAGGTTATCCCATGCTGACGGTAGTAGTCGTATTCCCAAGGATTTAGAGGTTTGCAATTGACTGGGTATTCGTCTCTTAATTCGAAAGGCAAATAGCCAAGAAATTCTATACTGTTGAAATACTGTACCTTACCATCAGTAAATAAGAAATATTTCAAAGGTCTATCGATTGCCTTACCGAAATTACTTCCTATTAATCTGATATCCTTGTTGGCAATGTAAACATGATACTTATCAGTTATCAAATATACCTGGGTATTCCAGGGTTTCTTCGATTCATCTAAGGTTTTCCTAAACCAATCAACCATAATCTGTTGTTTCTTTCCTATATCCATAATTAAATTATTTATTCATTGATAAATAGAACTCGATATACCTACCTAAGAAAGGCTACAAGCAATACTTTATCCTCTTTAATGTAAACTCTAAGAATTTATATTATGGATAAACTTACTAACGAATTAATTGCCAAGGTTGCAAACAAGTTAAACCTTGAACCAGCTCTGTTAAAGACAGTAACTGTAGTAGAATGCGGTAATCGAGACGGATTTTTACCCTCTGGTAGACCTCAGATTCTCTTCGAGGGTCATGTAATGTGGAAATATTTGAAGATAAAACTCGATGGAGAAGGTAAAAGAACCTATTTATACGATCTAGCCAAGAGAAATCCCAGTCTGGTTTATCAGAAATGGACCAAAGAATTCTACTTAGGAGGTGAAGGAGAGTGGAAAAGACTCGAAGCAGCTCGTAAAATTGATGAAAACTGTGCTAATTTAGCTACTTCTTGGGGATTGGGACAGATTATGGGCTTCAATTATCAGCTTTGTGGATGTCAATCAGTAGATGAAATGATTCAAAAGATGTCAGAATCTCATGAAATGCAGCTAGAAATGATGTATCATTTCCTCTATAACTCAGGTTTGGTGAAACATTTGAAGGCAAAAGACTGGGATGCCTTTGCAAAAGGATATAATGGTCCTGCCTACAAAGAGAATAACTACGACCAAAAGCTAAGAAATACATATGAAAACTTCAAGGATAAGCTATGAAAGTAATTTATAACAATATTATACCTTTCAAAGGATATAAAGCCATCAATTTATTGGGTTTGGTATTCGTAAGGAAAGGAGCTAAATTTACTGAGGTGGATTATAACCATGAACACATTCATTCAAAGCAAATGGCAGAGATGTTATGGATATTTTTCTACCTTTGGTATGGAATCGAGTACTTAATCATTCTTTGTTTTGCTAAATGGAACAAGCAAAATGAAAGGTATCATGATGTAAGCTTTGAAGAAGAAGCTCATAATAATGATTCAAATCTGGATTATCTTTCAACTAGAAAGCATTATGCTTGGTTCAAATACATAAAATTGAGAAGTTATAAGAAATGAAAGAAGACTTAAGAGTACTGGGAGTATGTGGAGGGCAAGGAGCCCTCCTATTCCCTTTTAAAGATAAACTTATTGGGAATATTGAACCCAGAGGAGTATTTCATACAGCTAAAGAAGAGCAATGGAAAGCTAATTTCAAGGGTATACCTTTCTTAAAAGGTTATGAATTACCCAAAGATTGGCATCCAGATATTATATTATCTAGCCCAGATTGTGGTAGTTGCTCAGTTATGAGGTTATCTAAATCAAAGACTCTTGGTGACCCTAAAAGTAATAAAAGTATACAACTAGTATTTCAGTCAATTCAATATTACGAACCTGCTCTCTTTCTTATAGAAAACCTACCAAGACTACTATCTCTCATTTCTAAAGAAATGTTAATGGACTTCTTTAAGAACTATAAACTTATTTTTCACGAAAGAAGCGTTTCTGACTTCGGAAACTCCCAAGTATCAAGAAAGAGATTAGTTATTGTCGGGGTTCATTTAGACAAGGGTAAGAAGTATTTGAATTCATTTAATGAAGTGTTTCAAGTAAATACTCCAAAACTTACTAGAGATTTACTAGTACCAGCTCCAGAGGAAGCTTTTATCCCTTTCACTGATAAAGTTTTAGCCATGTATGATTATCGGAAATTACCTGAAAAGAAAAATCTTACAGTTAGACAGGTTAGACAGCTTTGGATTAAGGATTTCAAAGATGAAAAGAAATGGCCAATCAAAACTGCTAAGATGAGTACTTTACCAGGAGTATATCGATTAGAAAATGATAAACCTCCTTTAACTTTGAGACCATCAGATAGGCAATTCAGACCCGATGGTTATCCTTTGGGAATAAAGGATTTCAAGGCAATTATGGGATTTCCTGAAAACTACCGAGTATTTATTCGGGGATTTGCTACTTGGGACCCTAAGACTTATCATTACTGGTTAAATAAAGCTAGGTATACACTTGCTAAGGGTTCCGTATGTGAAGTAGGATTATGGTTTAAGGCCTGTATATAATATACTTGTATATATTTAAGTGGCCTAATACCTTCCCAATTCCCATCTTAACTTACCCATTAGGATATTCCTTCCTTCGGAAGGAAGGTATCTTTAGCTAAAGCTAAAGCTACTGTGCACGACGCGTTAAATTATATTATAAAAGAAGCCATACTCTTCGAGGTACCAAGTTTACTATGGAACATAAACAAACCTAAAACTCAAGAAATATGGAAAATTTGAAATTGACTCATGAAGAACGAAGAATACTTAAGTTGAATGGGATTCTTCCACAATCTATTGCTAAGCTAGTTAAGTCTAAAGTTATCCGATTAGCTTTCAAGTTAGGAAGTAGAATTTCAATGAGAGAATCTGAAAAATGTTATTTCATTGGAATTACTCTACCAAAATCCGAGAACTTAGACCTGGATTTATTTGAAGAACTGAAGAACAATGCTAATGAACTCAAAGAAATCATTCAAAAGTCTAAATTATGAAGAAACTTAAAGTTGCCATGATAGTCCTTTTACTAGGATTTACTATTTACCTTTGCTTCAGGAATTACAAACTGAATCAACAACTCAGTATGTTACCTGATAAAGAGATCATTCAACATACTGATACAATTTATTTGAGGAAAGATTTCCTGCCAATTTCCTACGATAATTTACTTAACCCAAGTAGAATCCTTCTCTACAATTCTCCGCATTCTTCGGTTAGCCAGGGTTTATGCAGTACCGATTCAGCAGAGATATCAGAGAAGGATTCTCTTGTTCAATTAGTAATCGATAAGAATCAACTTACATTGAGTTTCCTTAATCAAAACTCAGGAATTTATTCTAGTAGGTTATTCAATATCGACACTAATAACTACAAGTATTCTTGGTATAACGGAAAACTTACCACACAAGAAATTAAATCTAGAATAAGATTAGTTCCTTATGTTTATGGTAAGTACCGACCCTTTAACAATCTATGGGATTTGGGAACAGGAATTTCAATCGAGACTAAGAGATTTAATTACAAACTGGGGATAAACAGTTTTTATTACCCAAGATATTTCTCAGGTATCAAAACTGATTTAGAACTGGTAGTAACTTATAAATTTTAGATTTTATGGCAAAGAAGATACAGGAAACACCCACTAACCTTACAAGAGAAGAATTATCTAATCTATCTAGGGTTACAACGGATGTTTTCTTTTTCAGTCTTTTTTGTTATGTGATACATCCAGTGAGAGGAAAGGTTCGATTTGAATTATATCCGTATCAAAAAGCCGTACTATACCAATTTATACTCCAGAGATTCAATATCTTGTTAAAGTTCAGGCAAGCGGGTATTACAGAACTTATATCTATGTACTGCTTATGGCTGGCATCATATCATCCTAATAAGAAGATAAACATTATCTCCATTAAGGATACAACAGCTAAGAAGGTACTTAAGAAGATTAAGTTCATGTATAAGAATCTTCCATGGTATATGCAAACCCCGATCATTAACGGAAGAACTGGGGAATTTGGTTCTGCCTCTATGATTGAATTCGATAATGGTTCATTCATAGAATCCATCCCAACATCTTCAGAAGCCGGTCGTTCAGAATCTCTTTCTCTCCTGGTAATTGATGAGGCTGCAATCGTTCGGTGGGCTTCAGCTATTTGGGCAGCTGCCTTCCCTACGCTTTCCACCGGAGGTTCAGCCATCATCAATTCTACTCCATACGGTATGGGTAATTTTTACCATTCAACATGGGTAGATGCTATAGCTGGAGGTAATCCTTTCAATGCTATTCGATTATATTGGCAGATGCACCCAGAACGGGATCAATCTTGGTATGACCAGATGGCTTCTGCATTGGGTCCAAAAAGAACTGCACAAGAAATCGATGGAGACTTTCTTTCTTCAGGTAATACAGTATTTGATATGGCAGATATCAAGGCTATCGAAGATTGCTTAAGTGATTATCCAGTTTTAAAATATCGTTTCAATCGTCAGTATAGACAATTCAACGAACCAGATCCAAATAAACAGTACTTTATCGGTGCAGACGTTGCAACAGGTAGAGGCTCAGACTATTCTTCTTTCACTTGTATGGACAAGCTGGGAGAAGAACAAGTTGTGTATAAGGGAAGAATGGCAGTAGATAAATATGCTAGGTTACTGGGAGATACTGGGCAATTATTTAATTTTGCTGTTGTAGCTCCAGAATCTAACGACGTTGGGTTAGCAGTAACTTCTGCTCTTCAGTCAGAAGGTTACCCTAATCTATACTACTATCAAAAGCTTCTGAAAAAGAAAGGTAAATCCAGACCAGAGGTTGATAAATCTCCAGGTTGGTTAACTACCCAAAAGAATCGTTCAGTAATTATAGAGGGTCTAGAACAAGATATTCGAGAAGAGAATATCATTGTGAAGGATCCTTTCTTTGTTCAAGAAGCTCCTACCTTTATATATGATGGTTTGGGTAGACCCGTAGCCATGGGTAAACACAGAAATAATACTTCTGCTGTAGATGTGGATTTGGAAGGAGATGTTTATTCTGATGATGATATATTTGGTAAAGCAATTTGTAATCACATACGAAAAGGAAAAACTAATGTAATAATACAACCGAAATGAAAATTCTTAAGTTTTTTGGATTCGATAGAAGGAATCGATCTCCAATACAAGAAAACAAGGCTAATCCTCCAAGTAAAAAAGAGGAGGTACCTATTTCACCCGGTAGAGTATCGGAACCGGATGATGACCCAGGTAACTTCATTCATACATTGAAAGGCTTAACTCAGATGGTTACGCCTTCTTTTCGTGTTGAAGTGATTCAGCTTTTAAGGGATTTATATAAAGTGAATCCAGATGTTAACATAGCTTTACAGGATATGTTTAAGCTTGCTAATACTGGTCACAACATAACCTTCCCTAATAATACCGATAAAGAGGCTGATAAGATGAGAGATCATCTTTCTAAGGTATCCTCTAAATGGTCTAACTATACTGCTGGTATGGATGGTTTGGTAAACAAGATGATAGTTCAATTGATGATTAGTGGAGCTATCTCAGTAGAAGCTGTACCAAATGAAAAGCTTGAGGGTTTAGCTACTATATTATTCCTCAAACCAGACAGGATAGTATTCAAAAGGGAGAATAACGGAGTTTATAGCCCATATCAGAGGAACACTCTTTGGAATGGCTCAAATAAGCAAGATTATATCAAACTTAATACAGAGACCTATTGTTATGTGGGTATGTATAATGATACCGATGAACCTTACGGAATACCTCCTTTTATGGCATCTTTGGATTCATTAAAGGGTCAGCATGATATGAAAACC